TCACGGGCGTTTAATTGCCCCGCCGAACAGCTCTTTTCCGCAATAGCTGCAATGTCTTTCGCGCATCAGCCTGCGCATTCACCACAACGCTGAGAGCACTTAGCCAGTTACGGCACCACACTTTGTCGCGGTTCCATAAATGCCCTCATCGTTGCACCCTGGTCTCTTCCCAGGTGTCAAACCGAACCGCCACGCTGGTTAGGCGTCTTATCAGCATCATCATTGACTTGCACATTCCGGCTACCTGGTTTGTTTGCCCGAGCAAGGAGTGGATTGTCCCCTTTAACGTCCCCAGACCGCTAACGACGCATGTGCCATACACCGTGTTACAACCAAATTTTGTTAGTACCTTGTTTGTTGGTCTGGAAAGAAAGATAAAATGAAATTGCGCATTGTGCAAGTGATTTGTTGTGATATATGCAATTTAATGGGTAATGAAAAGCCACCTTCGGGTGGCTAATTGATGAGGAGGTAAGGGTTAATTGTGTCGCTTAAGGGTTTGTGACTGGCTGATTAAGACCTTTCCAAAGACCATAAACCGGTGTTCATTTTCGCTGGTAATTCCCCATTCACGGTAAATCTGGTTATCAGAAATCACCAGTAGTTTGTCAGGTATCATTTGCAGTCGTTTGACATAAATTTTATCATCAAAACCAAATACATAGATACCATCTCCATCAAACTGATTGATACTGACATCAACGAAGATGAGATCTCCTGGCTCAATGGTTGGACACATACTGTCCCCACGAACGTTGATAACTTTAATGTGATTGGCTGGTCGTCCGCCAAACATCGATACAGCATTATCAGTTCTGTATTCAATGGCATGAATCACATCAATGACATCACCGCCCTGGATAAGGCCATTTCCCGCACTGGCACTGACATCCAGCATTTCAATACGGAATACATCCTTCACCTGCGCAACATCCTCACTAATACTGTTTTTACATACAGTATTACTTTTGAAGTCTGAGGTAAAGAGATCAGCAATATCAACACCTAAGCTCCTGGCAATATTACTCAGGGCTTGTTCAGTGAATTGTTTCTGCTTACCTGTTTCCAGGCGTGAGATATTCGCCGCATCCACTCCTATTGCTTCAGCGAGATCGGCGATTTTCATGTTCTTCGCCTGGCGAAGTTGTCTGACTCGATTTCCTATGTTCATGCGTTTATTACATTTCTTTATTGCGCGTTAAGCAAATCAACTTGCGCAAAATATTTGCGTGAAATAATATGCTCATCACGCAATATGTGGAGGTTATATGCAATCACCATTACGGAATGTGCGTAAAGCGCACGGATTTACTTTGCAGCATGTTGCTGCTGGCGTTCAGGTCAATCCAGCGACGCTGAGTCGTATTGAAAGACTGGAACAAATTCCATCTATCGATCTTGCAGAACGCCTGGCCAATTTTTTTAAGGGTGAAATCAGCGAAATGCAGATTCTTTATCCGGCACGTTTTCAATCTAGCCAAAACCAGAATGGGTTTAAACCACAGGAACAGGAGGTAAGCCGTGGGTAAGCATCACTGGAAAGTGGAAAAACAGCCTGAGTGGTAGGTGAAAGCTGTCAGAAAAACTATCGCGGCATTGCCTGGGGGTTACGCTGAAGCTGCTGACTGGCTGGATGTAACAGAGAACGCTTTATTCAACCGCCTTCGTGCAGATGGCGATCAGATTTTCCCGCTGGGATGGGCAATGATTTTACAACGTGCTGGTGGAACTCACTTCATTGCTGACGCTGTGGCGCAGTCTGCAAATGGCGTCTTTGTGTCTCTTCCTGACGTCGAGGATGTGGACAACGCCGATATTAACCAGCGTCTGCTGGAAGTCATTGAACAGATCGGCAGTTATTCAAAACAGATTCGTTCAGCAATCGAAGACGGTGTAGTGGAACCGCATGAGAAGACAGCAATTAACGACGAGCTGTATCTCTCAATTTCGAAGCTGCAGGAGCATGCAGCACTTGTCTACAAAATTTTTTGCATTTCAGAAAGTAATGACGCCCGCGAGTGTGCAGCTCCGGGCGTCGTGGCGTCGATTGCTTCTGGTTGTGGAGAAACTAACGCATGAACAGTTTAACAACACACTACCGTCGCTCGCAACTGATTGCGCTTCCTGTACCGGGTGGAAAAGCGAAGGTGGAGTATTGCTATGCAGTAAATGTACCAGGTGACAGGGAAATTGTAACCCACAGCTTTGCAGAGTGGGCTGTGGGTGATTTCAACCGGCAGAAGGAGACAGTCCTTTGCGACAAGTTAACCGCTGGTTCAAAGATCACTACGGAGTGCCCGTCAGAGTCATTCGTTGGGAGCCGGAAACACAACGTGTTATCTACCTCCGCGAAGGCTATGAGCATGAGTGCTTCAGCCCGCTCGAACAGTTTCGTCGTAAATTCAGGGAAATAGAGGTCGGTCATGAGCACTAAATTAACCGGCTATGTATGGGATGGTTGCGCTGCATCAGGCATGAAATTATCCAGCGTGGCAATTATGGCCCGCCTGGCTGATTTCAGTAATGACGAAGGTGTGTGCTGGCCATCAATTGAAACCATTGCCCGCCAGATTGGCGCGGGAATGAGTACCGTCAGAACGGCTATCGCACGGCTGGAAGCAGAAGGCTGGTTAACGCGTAAGGCGCGTCGCCAGGGTAACCGCAATGCGTCGAATGTTTATCAGCTTAACGTTGCGAAGCTTCAGGCAGCGGCATTTTCTCAACTGTCAGATTCTGACCCGTCAAAATCTGACGCATCAAAATCTGACCCGTCAAAATTTGATGCGTCGAAATCTGGCAAAAAAGCGGGTTTTCACCCGTCAGAATCTGGCGGGGATCCGTCAGTAAAATCAAAACATGATCCGTCAGATAAAAAAACTTCTCGTCCGGACGCTTCGCAACCGGACACGCAGACGGCTGAACAGGAGTTTTTAACTCGCCATCCTGATGCGGTTGTATTCAGCCCTAAAAAGCGCCAGTGGGGAACGCAGGATGATTTGACCTGCGCACAGTGGCTCTGGAAAAAAATCATCGCCCTGTACGAGCAGGCCGCCGAATGTGACGGCGAGGTGGTTCGTCCCAAAGAACCGAACTGGACAGCCTGGGCAAACGAAATTCGCCTGATGTGTGTGCAGGATGGTCGTACTCANAAACAAATCTGCGAGATGTACAGCCGCGTCAGNCGCGATCCGTTCTGGTGCCGTAACGTGCTCAGCCCGTCGAAGCTGCGGGAAAAATGGGATGAGCTTTCCCTGCGCTTATCGCCGTCCGTAAGCACGTACACCGAAAAACGCGAAGACCCGTACTTCAAATCCAGTTACGACAACGTGGACTACAGCCAGATCCCGGCAGGATTCAGGGGGTGATCATGAGTCTGTTAAATGACGTTCAGAAATTCATTGAAGCCCATCCGGGGTGTACTTCCGGAGACATTGCGGATGCTTTTGCAGGTTACTCACGGCAGCGCGTTCTGCAGTCAGCAAGCAAGTTACGTCAGAGTGGGCGTGTGGCTCACCGTTGTGAAGGAGATACACGCAGACATTTCCCGCGCCTGACTGAGAGAGCGCAGGAACCGGAACCACAACCAGTTCGTGAAACCAGACCTGTGCGCAATTTCTATGTCGGCACTAACGATCCCCGTGTGATTTTGTGCCTGACCCGCCAGGCGGAAGAACTGGAGTCCAGAGGCTTATACCGTCGTGCTGCAACCGTGTGGATGGCGGCATTCCGTGAAAGCCACTCCCAGCCAGAACGAAACAATTTTCTGGCGCGTCGTGAGCGGTGCTTACGGAAAAGCAGCAAGCGCGCTGCATCGGGTGAAGAGTGGTATCTGTCAGGGAATTACGTGGGGGCTTAATGAGTAATAAATATTGCCAGGCGCTGGTGGAACTGCGGAACAAACCAGCCCATGAACTGAAGGAAGTGGGCGATCAGTGGCGCACGCCGGACAACATTTTCTGGGGAATTAACACCCTGTTTGGCCCGTTTGTTCTGGATCTGTTCACTGACGGTGATAACGCCAAATGTGCCGCGTATTACACGGCGGAAGACAACGCGCTGGCGCATGACTGGTCAGAACGCCTTGCGGAGCTTAAAGGTGCTGCCTTTGGTAATCCCCCATACAGCCGTGCCAGTCAGCATGAGGGGCAATACATCACCGGCATGCGTTACATCATGAAGCATGCCAGTGCCATGCGTGATAAGGGCGGGCGCTATGTTTTCCTGATCAAAGCTGCCACCAGCGAAGTGTGGTGGCCGGAAGATGCAGATCATATTGCTTTTATTCGCGGGCGTATTGGTTTTGAACTGCCTGCCTGGTTTATCCCGAAGGATGAGAAGCAGGTGCCGACAGGCGCTTTCTTCGCTGGTGCTATTGCTGTTTTCGACAAGACCTGGAAGGGACCGGCAATCAGCTACATCGGGCGCGATGAACTTGAGGCATGTGGTGAGGCGTTTCTGGCGCAGGTTCGCCAGCAGGCGGAAAAACTGGTCAGGGAGATGGCGGCATGACGACGTTAACTCAATGCCAGCAGCAGGTGCTGGATATGCTGATTTCTTATCAGAAAGAACGTGGCTTCCCGCCAACCAATCAGGAGGTGGCAACCATGCTGGGATACCGTTCAGTGAATGCAGCGGTGGAGCATCTTCGCGCACTGGAGAAAAAAGGCGTCATCACGATAAAGCGTGGCGTGGCCCGGGGGATAACGCTTCATACCGCGGTGAAGGACGACGACAGCGAGGCGGTCGGGATTATCCGCGCACTGCTTACCGGTGAGGAAAACGCAAGGCTGCGTGCAACCCACTGGTTACATGAGAGGGGCCTGAAAGTATGAAGCTGATCCTGCCTTTTCCGCCCAGCGTGAACACGTACTGGCGACACCCCAACAAAGGGGCGTTTGCTGGTAAGAGCCTGATAAGCGCGGCGGGGCGAAAATTCCAGAGCGCGGCGTGCGCAGCAATAGTTGAGCAGTTACGTCGTCTGCCGAAACCAACGTCGGCACCTGCTTCAGTGGAGATCGTGTTGTTTCCTCCGGATAACCGGATCCGCGATCTGGACAACTATAACAAGGCGCTGTTTGACGCCCTGACCCACGCGGGTGTGTGGGAAGACGACAGCCAGGTGAAAAGAATGCTGGTGGAGTGGGGACCGGTTATCCCGGAAGGGAAGGTCGAGATCACTATCAGTAAGTACGAGAAAACGGCGGGTGCAGCCGCCTGAGCAAGAGGAGAAACGAAGTATGAATAATCTGATGGTCATTGATGGTATTGAAGTTCGTCGTGATGCTTATGGGCGTTACAGCCTGAACGATCTGCACAGGGCTGCCGGTTCTCTGGATAAGCATAAGCCTGCATTCTGGCTCCGCAATGAGCAAACTGAACGTTTAATAAGCGAGTTGCAGATTTGCAACTCGGTCAATATAGAGCCAGTTAACGTTATTCGTGGCGGAAATAACCAGGGGACGTATGTCTGCAAAGAACTGGTGTATGCCTATGCAATGTGGATCAGTCCGTCATTCCATCTGAAGGTGATCCGTACTTTCGATATGGTAACCAGCGCACCGGAAAAATTATCCGGGCAGGCTGCTGACAAGATGCAGGCTGGAGTGATTCTGCTGGACTTTATGCGCCGGGAGTTAAACCTGTCTAACTCTTCAGTGCTTGGTGCCTGTCAGAAACTCCAGGAGGCTGTTGGCTTACCGAATCTGGCACCGCGCTATGCCATTGATGCTCCTGCTGACGCGCCTGATGGCTCAAGCCGCCCCACGCTGTCACTGAGTGCACTGCTGAAGCAGTATGGTATCCGCCTGACAGCTAATCAGGCATATCACCAGATGGTGAAGCTGGGGATCGTCGAGCAGCGCGAACGATACAGCCGTACCGCGATTAACAACATCAAAAAATTCTGGTCGCTGACAGCGAAAGGCTGCATGTTCGGCAAGAACATCACCAGTCCCGCAAATCCGCGCGAGACGCAGCCGCATTTCTTCGAATCCCGATTCCCTGAGCTGTTAAAGCTGCTCGATACCGTTCATTGAGGTGACCGTGAGAGCACTACTGACCCCTGAAATTGCCCCGCGTATGGGGATCGTATTGTTCAGACCAGGTTCAGAGCTGATGCCCCTGTTTATGCAGGGGCGTGTCCTGCTGGAGCCTGAGCCGGAACGTTATTCATCTTTCGCCAGCGGTGCCGTTCCGGCGGCATCACAACCGCTGGCGGATGATCCTGCCGTTCGGGCCGTGTTCCGCAATGAGGCAGTGATCCGTCGTGCTGGTGGCGTGGAATGTCTTGAAAGCTGGTTACTTCGTGAAAAAGGCTGCCAGTGGCCTCATTCCGACTGGCACAGCGAGAACATGACCACAATGCGACACGCTCCGGGCGCAATCCGTCTGTGCTGGCACTGCGATAACCAGCTGCGCGATCAGTTCACGGAACGGCTGGAATCAATGGCAACGGATAACTGTGCCCGCTGGGTGTTGTCTGTTGTGCGTCGGGATCTCGGTTTTGATGACAGTCACGTTGTGACAATGCCGGAACTGTGCTGGTGGCTGGTTCGTAATGACCTGGCGGATGCCTTACCGGAAAGTGCAGCCCGTAAGGCACTGAGATTACCGAAGCCTGTTGTGCCGTCTGTCACCCGGGAAAGTGACCTTGTGCCTTCGGTTCCTGCCACCAGCATCATCCAGGATAAAGCGAAAAAGGTGCTGGCGCTGAAAGTGGATCCGGAGTCGCCGGAGTCTTTTATGTTACGCCCAAAACGTCGCCGCTGGGTTAATGAAAAGTACACGCGCTGGGTTAAGACGCAGCCGTGTGCATGTTGTGGAAAGCCTGCTGATGATCCCCACCANCTGATAGGCCACGGTCAGGGNGGAATGGGTACAAAAGCGCATGANCTCTTTGTGTTGCCTTTGTGCAGAAAGCATCACGACGAGCTGCATGCGGATACCNTGGCATTTGAAGAGAAGTATGGCTCCCAGCTGGAGNTGATATTTCGTTTTATCGATCGTGCGCTGGCAATNGGCGTGCTGGCCTGATTTTGTGGAGAAAGTTGATGCGTGATATTCAAATGGTTCTTGAACGTTGGGGGGCATGGGTGGCAAATAATCACGAGGATGTGGAATGGTCATCTGTTGCTGCAGGTTTTAAGGGATTAATTCCTTCGAAAGTAAAATCCCGCCCGCAATGTAGCGATGACGATGGCCTGATCATTAGCTCTGCGATGACAG